GCACGCTCTATTTAAATAGGGGCTAAACTAAAAGTAATACATGTTTATAATGCGTCAAATTGTTGTTTTGTTTGGAAGGCAAAACTAGAATAGGCAGGAAAAGGGGGAGTACATTGGAAATGAACTGGAACACCCATATAATCTGACAGTTCAAAGTCGTCACCACCAGAAACCCAAATTTGACAAGTTAATTTCGAGTCAGATAAAGTTGTGTTGTTACCTTGCACCAAAATCGAAAGATATCCATTATACATTTGATAATCATATGTAGAAATTGCAGTCTTACTACTAGCAGGCGGAGGTGGAATTCCATTTGTTAGTAGACGAGATGTAGGTGCCATATAAGGTACTGTAAATTCAACTATTGGATCTGACATAAGATCCTGGGCTACCGTAGTAAATTGTCCAGCAACTGGTACGTAATTAGAATCAGTATAATTAAGGAAAGGAGTAGAAATAGTCCATGGATTTGTAATACCAGTAGAAGTTGAGTTACCATCAAGTGCATAGGGAGTCCAGTGCACATAACAAATGTAACGATCAGTTCGACCAGCATTAAAAATCAATCTATACTTCATTGAACCAGACCAAAATCTAAACATCGAAGAAATTGCAGAACAAGGATTACTGACATTGCCATAAAAATTATACCTAGAAAGTGATCTATTACCAACAAGAGGTATAGGTGTCACTGGGACAGTTGCAATCAACTCAGTTGCACCACTAGTAACGGGAACGAATGGTCCAACATTATAAAGTAGAAAAGGTTTCTTCATTAGAGTTGAAATAAGCATAAACTTATTTTGCAACATACCTTGAGCAACTGGCTTGTCAAAAACATCCATGACATTTTTATTCTCAGTTTCATCCACTGTTGTTAAAGTGGAACCTTCTTCAATCACGCCAGACTGCATAGTACCAGTTTCTTCCTCAAGAAGAGAGGGTGCAGCCGTGACCAAACCAGTATAATAGCCATACCCAGAATTAAATGTATCAATCTTTGGTTGAAAAGCAGCAAACTCAAAATCGTCACCTGCAGATGCATAGATAACAATATCAGCTGTACTAGGAATAGAAATATTACTTGTCAATGTATTGAGCACAGTAATGACCATCGAAAAACAATATGTATTCGCTTCATCTCTGATATATCTATAGGGTGTCAAGTTATCATAAGGTACCTTAATTGTAAAGGTTTTATTTTCTTGAACATCAAGAATATAGTGTGGAAAAGTGGACAAACTTGCAAAATCACCAGGGATCGACAGTAATGCAGGTATAAGTGAAACCATGAGTTTACCTCTATGAAAATGTGTAGTAACAATGTCAATAGTAAAATCAATGGAACCACGCCAAAGACTATAAAATTTACTAAAATAGGCTAATGGAGTAGCATTGATTTGAGTAGCTCCAAAGTTAGTAACATAATTAGCAAGGCTCTCAGGTTCAACAGTAATATTGTATAACTGGGATCCAGATGAGATGGAAGGTGTCCAAGAAAAAGAATTTAGCCACACTGGCCTCTTAAGAATTTCAAGAATTGAAAAATCTTCCATAGGGTTCCTTCCCATCTGCTCAGCAGTTGGTTGTTTTAGTTGAGAGATGGGTCCAATTGTCTTAGCTAGACAAGGACCATCAACCTTGAATAAATCGAAACGCCGCGTCAATTCATTCATGGTTTCAGGTATTGGATTATCCCGATTCCCGAAAATGCCAGTGATTCTCCCAAGACGATCTGACATCTTCGGAAAGGCTTTGGAAGCAACAGCTAAACCCATATCAGCAATTGTTCCAGATTGCCACATACCAGAAGATGATGGAGTACCAAGAGGACGAAACATAGAAACTTCACTATCAAGGAATTGTGCAAATATGGTAACTGGAATAGTTGTATTAGTACCAGTTGCAGCAGAAAGAGCAACCAAAGGTAAAAATATAACAGTTCCAAGACCTCTAAAATAACCATCTGGGCCATTTTGATTATTAGCCGCAACATAAAACCTCTCAACAAAATGTTCAAAAGGAATATCCATAGTATAAGTACCAGGCATTGAAGCATCAATAATAATATGGTTACGAGATGATAATTCAGTAGATGTTGTTCCTGAAATAGAAGTATTAAGACCAGTATTTGGATCATATCTTGCAAGTGGTATAAAACCCACTCCTAACTTACCAAGATGATAAGGTGAGCCAGAAATTTTGAAGAATAATCGTACATTAGACCTAAAATAAGTGTAATTCCTAAGGATCGTAATCATTGGATTAGCCAGCCAGTTGGAACTTGGCACAGAAAAAGAAGATGACACACTATTAATAGTATCACTAGTGGTCCAGTTAACTGTTCCTATATAAAAGGGTTTAGAGAGTTCACCTTGTAAACTCTTTGGTTCGACCGGAAAAGAATAAATTTGTCGGGACCCAAGTTGGGTACCAACTGTTTCAAGCGTATTACCAGTAACAAAAGTTTGATCAGACGAATATTTTGCATAGCTTGTTTGAGAGTCAGCAGGTCAAGATTTAGAGTGCCAAAACACTAAGACCCAAGAGTGTGAGGCACTTGGTACAGACTACCACTGCTTATTTTTATCCTCGAGGCGCTGGTGGTAACTTGCGCTAAATAACGCATCCTCGCAGTCACTAGGTTCTTCTAGTATTTGGAAGCCGGTCTGTTCAGTCAACTTCCTACTATCTTCACCCCTCTTACATCCACGCTCATGTCCAGAATAAGCGAGAAAGGAGCCACATTCACCACACCGAAATGTTGGTAAATTAGCATCAACATCAAATAAAATATCTGATATGACTTTTCCTTCAAGTAAGATCGTATCAGAACTATGCCCTAACTTGACAAAATCTTCAACGCGTTTAAAACTTGATTTATCATGTGTTGATAACCAAGACTCATAGTAATTTTCGAAAGAATCTGAAGGTATCTTTATTTTGGTACCTTCACCTAAATCAAAAGAACGAATTTTGTTCTTGAACCAATCAAAATATTCTCTGCCATGTCTCATTGCTTCAACTAAGCAGACTTCTACAATTTGATTAACTTCATCAATTGGGTTAATATCATTTGAATGTCTATAATACATTATTGTTTGTTGTATGACATTCCTTTCAATTGGTGCAAGAACTCTACAAGTTCCTTGTACATTAAATGATCTCTTTAGAAATGTTAATTCAGATAGTGGTCGTAATTCCATATCACAATCACCTTCCTTTTTATCACTACGAGTCATAATTAAACCAAGTTTTTGTGCTTCTCTCTGATAGTTAAAAGCATTGAACCATTCAACGTCTCTTTTAACAGAGTGAATATTATCATCACCATAAAATGATGATTGCACATTTTCACGTAGAGCCTTAAAAGTTGCCAAATCAGGTCGATAGACTCTCGCCAATCTTAACCAGATAACTCTCACAACTAACATGTTGATTATTGAATTAATCTCACTTGTGCCACATGTACCAGATGGTACACCACGATGTTTTTGTAGCACATCTGAACGAACCACTAGAAAACTGTCATATATTTCAACAAACAATCTTCTACGAAGTTCACTATAACCATCATCGTACCATCTGTTAATGACCTCACAAGCTGCCATAATAAATTGGTGGGATATGGTTGAATCCCATCGCGAAAAATCAGCATCAAACCCAAAAAGGGAATTACTAGAAAGTCTAGAATATAATGCTGACCACATTGAACCAGTAGGATCAATACCTACCGCAACAGGCGAAAGGCAACACAAATTGTGTAACCATGCGAAGAAATCACCACAGTATTTTCTCATTAAACAAACCAAAATTTTGGATGAAGAGAGAATAACTCTAGCTTTGCCAATAACAACTTTCTCCTTTTTAATCTTTTCATCCTTACAACAAGCAATAAATGGTAGAAACACTCTCTCTCCATTTAATAAACTTTTTTCAACTTTCAAAAAATCTCTTTCAAAAAATTTAGACATTCTTTGAGTGAATCCATCACCATTTAAGATAATAAGTTGATTGCTACCATTGTAAGGTGTCAAGACGTAAGGATAAGCTGGTGACTTGCTAGTGTCAATTCTATCATATCCAGGTTTATTTCGAAATTGTCCGTTTATATTATCGAATCTACCTGTGACTATTTCTTCAGTTGACATAGGCTCTTGGTTCTTATATCTAAGAAAACCTTGAACCCGAAATTCCTCAACTATATCGTCAATAACGTTGAGTATCTCCTTATTGGTAATACATACACCAGGACCTCCAAAATTCTTAACTCCTTGAATTATAGGCGAAGCGCCATTTTCAATTCGTTTGTCCTTATTTGTAAGAGGTGCTGGTTCATGTGTTACATCGAAAACGCCAAAGAAAGGAGAAGGTCTTAGCGTAGTTTTATTGGGAAGGTAAACTGATGCTCCTCGTGGTATTAAACATTTGTATACCGGTTCATCTTCACAATAAAACTTCCGATTTTCTTTTGGAAAATCATCCTCATTGAAACCATCAATGAGAACCCCGAGATGCATGCTGCCCTCACGTGTCTTCATCTTACTAATGGCTTTAGTAAGTGCTTCGAACGTGACAACAACTGCAGCTCCATCAGCTGAATTGTCGAAAGAAGCAACATGTACGCCAATAATACGACCTTGGAGATTAGAAGTCGAAACCAAAGGACTGCCACAATAACCATATTGTGCAGAACTTGGATATCTCCAATATCGAGTTATCACCATACTATGCTTACCATCCTTAGAAGAATATGTGAAATCCTTCTTCTTCAACTGAATGCCAGTCGTACGCATTTCAACTTCACGTAACTCACTACCATGAGCATGACTAACACATAATAAACTTCCAGAAGTGAATTTATCGAACTTCTTAATCTCATCTTCCTTAATAAAACCCTTAACTATATTTTTGGCAACAATTCCAGGTATAGAAACCATCACCAAATCTTGCGCTTCAGGTATATCAAGGAAATCAGATAAATTAAGAATAGGTTCTACGAAAGTTCCATCACTTCTGAAAAATTTAAAACGTGTAGCACCACTCATCTTAAGTGTGTAATGTTTATTCAAAATGACGTAAGAACCACCAACAGCAATTGAGGTTCCAAAGCCCAGAATACCATCTTCAATCGTAAAAAGCATCAAATTATGAGAAATCAAACTCCTATGTCTATCTTCTACATTCTTGTTATTGTTAAAAGATATAACATTAAATTGTTCAAAATCATAAGCTGAGGCATTCATTCGATTGCGTCCAG